TCAACTAGCAGCAAGCACGATGATAAACAGATGGCGTACAAATGGCACTCGTTCGGCAAATCTGCCATGCCTGCCACTATTGGCACACTCATTCACTTTGCAGAACAAGGTGGCTGGCGTAGATCCGTAACATTCGACACAGCACCTATTGTTCCTGTAGAAAATGATGACCCACTCAACACTGATGGCATTGACCTGCTACGCCCACCCGGTTTCGTTGGTGAGGTAAAGAGCTGGATCGACGATCAGTGCCGATACCCACGCGAGCACCTTGCAACAGCAGCGGCTCTTATCAGCGTAGGGAACGTCATTGGCCTACGCTACACAGACGATACAGACCGTGCCACAGCCAACCTGCTGGCGTTCGGGGTTGCCGGTTCCAGTAGTGGCAAAGAGGCCGTTATGCAGGCCATGCAAGGCATCCTTGTGGAAACGGGCATTAGCGCGGCATCACATGGTGCTATGAAGTCTCAGCAGGAAATTATGCGAAACTTGATCCGGCACCAGTCTGCATACTATGTGATTGATGAATTTGGTATTGAACTGCGAAAAGTTGTCAACGCACAAAAGAAAGGCAGCGCTGCATATCTGGAGGGCTTGATCGGCACCATCATGTCAATATACTCCAAGGCGGACGGGAAGGCCCTATTATCCGGTGACGTTAAGGAAGAAGTGCGCAAGGCTCTTATTTCAGAAATCGCCCAAATCAGCAAGCGCCTAGACAATAATGAGGGCAGCGCAAACGATGAGGAACGTCTAGAGCGCACGCAGCACCAGCTATCCACCCTTGACGAAGGCCTGGACCGCCCGTTCTTGTCGCTTATGGGGTTTACAACTCCAAGCACCTTTGACGATATCATTGACGAAGATCAGGCTACCAGCGGGTTTCTAGGACGCGCGTTGTTAGTGCGTGAATATGAAACCAATCCTCGCCCTAAGTGGCCATTTAAAAAACGTGCTATGGATGACCGTATGCGAAGCCGGTTGCAAACTCTGTTCAATGGCGGTTACTTCTCATCGACCGATGGGGACCGTGTAGAGAACCACGGTGATATGAAGGAGGTGCCCACTACCCCCGACGCCGTAGAGGCCCTCAGAGCTGCCTTGGAGTGGACACTGGATTATGCAGAAGACCAGAAGGAGCGCAGCGGACTAGAGGCTGTCGTTCGTCGTGGATATGAGATGATTGCAAAGGTGAGCCTAATCCTGGCAGCGCCGGAAGGGTTGCGCACAGCAGAGCATGTAAGATGGGCGTTTGCACTAGTGAAGAAGGATGTGAACGAAAAAATCCGTTTGGTTGTGTCAAACGATGACAGCCACGGGACGGACAAGGCACTTATGGCCAAGATCACCAAGATCATCAGCAGCGACCACGGGGAGACATTTGGCGTCATCAAGAACCGTTTACGCAAATACAAGCCCGAAGATGTGCAAAAAGCGCTTGACACAATGGTTTCTGGAAGTGTTGCCAAAAAGGAACAGGTTTTGCACCCAAAAACCAAGAAATCGTATGATCGGTACTTTTACACCGGATAGGCTAGTCAGTAGTAAATTATGAAATATCGTCTAACCCGCTGTAATGGCGGGTTTTTCTTTTGCTTAGTAAAATAGTGACCCCTAAGAGATATATACCCTTTTAAAAAGAGACTTAATAGGACAATACCCTAAAGACTGTTTGAGGTATATGTAGAGAGGGCCTAAGAGATACCTCTCTATCCTGCTATCCTTGATATAATTAATGTTAAAGATTTGTTATAAACGTTATTACTATGACCCGTTAGCGCTAACATATAGATAGTTGAATGTATCTAGGCAAAGATATTATGTGCTAACCTATTGACACCCACAAACCGCCATGCTATCAAGGCGGCAGGAAAAGGAGATATGAGATATGGAACTGCAAACAATCAATGAGATCAACCCAAAAGCTGGTGAGGTGATTTACTGCCCAGTAAATAAATACCATTACCTGAAGCTTGCCACCGGGGATATTGTGTGTATGGATGATAAACTCCACACGTCTGAACAAATCGTCTTGCGGGACACGGGTAATTACCGTGGTTGGGTTCTAATCACACCGCGCGACACCGCACCATTACATACCGACACCCCAGCAGACGACACCCCCAAGACATGGGGCGAGATGACCGACGCTGAGGCGCAAGACATCGCCCATGAAATCAGAAAGCATATGGACCTCAATCAAAACCATTGGGCTGGTTTGATCCCAATTTCAACGCGCATGTTGTTGACGCAGATCGCCGATGCAATCAAGCCCGAACCCGTTGTGGAAGAGGTGGTGATGACGGGGATGGCGGGTAGTAATGGCGATTTCTGGTTTGATTCCGCCGGGGTTGGAAACTATAATGATACCCACAGCATCACCTTCACCACAAAAGACGGTGAGCCAGACTGTGACAGCATCACCATGGAGCGGATCAATGACCAGCAGAACTAAAGCGGCATGGGTGTATGTGGTGCTTCTCGCACTAGTCGCATACGTGTCCCTTGCCATCGCTGCATTCGCCACCGACATTCAAACGCGCGGCGGTTACCTATCTGAAACTCTGCGCCAGATCCAATCTGCTGAGCGTAACGGCACCGACGTAAGCATCACAAGCCGCGTATGCATTTCGTCTTGTACGATGTGGTTGACGTATCAGGGGGCGTGTATTGCACGGGATACCAAGTTCAAGTTCCACTGCTACAGCAAGAACGGCGAGTGCTCTGCCAAGTGGGACACTTTCGCAGCGCAACAGCTCGCAACCGTTAGCCCAGATCTGGGGGACTGGTTTTCTAGTCGGGTCGCAGGCAGTCAACGGCTTCGCACCATCAAGGGCGCTGAGCTTATCGATAAGTTTAATGTAAGGGAGTGTGTGTGATGCAAGGGAATGATTTTGTCGCCGCCGCTACGCCAGATTGGCTAGATCAGGCAGAGGAACAATCAAGCGCTCTTTTCCAAACAATCGAGGAGATTGGTGACCCAACACTAATGGAAGCATGGGACGCAATTGACGACCGGATTGCGGCTCTAAGGTTTCAGCGAAATCAGGAGCAAGGGGAATGAGTGAAGCACCGAAAGTTCCAAAACCAGTCAAGCTAGACAGCCCCGAAGAGTGGGTGCTTGAACAACTGTCATTCGCAGCTGCAAACAACGATGATGTGCCTGAGTGGGCTAGAGATGTGGTCACAGCACTGTGGTCTGAAGTCTGTGCCCGTGGCGCGCACCACGACGACACCGTGACCGACCTGCAAAAAGAGCGCGATCAATCCCAAGCAGCGTATAGCCGGGCATGTAATCGCATCGACGCCCTGCAAGCCAAGGTGGCGCGGTATGAGGCGGCTTTGAAGGGTATCAGGGACGAGGCTGATAAAGATATGAAGGGGAGTAAGATTAACCACCTCGCCAGACGTATCGGAATTATCGGACTTTTCGCCCGCCAAGCCCTGAAGGAGCCCACTCCATGAACCACAAACAACTGAAAAAGCGCAACCGCCAACGTGCATTCGGCGCAATGGCGCGAGGCGAGATCAAGCCAGAGATTTATGGCGCAATATTGACTAATCGCGCCTATGTTTGGTGCAATGAAATACGCATGACTGACTGGACGGGCATTTTGCGCCGGGGGTATTATGAAGTGGGGAGAATGAGCAAGTGACTGACATCGACAAAAACAACAAGCCGGAAAAGATCTCCCCAATGTCAGACGCCCCTAGGGATGGCAGCAAGTTTATGGCTGTTGATTTCAATGGGGATTGGACTGTTGTTGAGTTTCGCCCTGGTCCAGAAGGTTTTGATTGGTTCGACTTCTCAGAGGGGGCTAGCCATCGGATAGAAGCTTACGAAGGGTTTCTTGACCCCCGCCCCACCCCCAACACCCAGCAGGCCGCAAAGGTGCTGTTGGATAGTGAAGACGCGATTCACGAAAAGGCAATATCTCGTGGAATTACTAGGCTGCGCCCATACGGCGGGAAGCCTAGTGACAAGATCAAGTTTGAAGCCGGGTTTGTAGCCGCCCTCCGCGCCATTGCAGAACAGGAGCAAGACACATGACCTGTAGTGTTGACACCACCACAGCAACATGCGATAACACACGGGAAGGAGAATAGGTATGAAAATCAATGAAATCGACAGCTACAGTGGTGATATCCTAGATATTATTATTGCGATTCGTGAGGTTGTAAAGGTCGATGCAAAAGAAATCAAGGTGGGGTACTTCAATGGCAAGGGTGAAGTGTCAATCACGGTGAAGCGATGACACGCGCCGCGCCCATCCCCATCTACAATCACCCCGCACCCACACCATCCATGGAGACAGCCCTTCACGGGGCGCTCCTGCACTTGTCACGCATGGAAGGCCACCTAGACAGCAAGAACCGACCGATCCTAGTAGAAGGCTTCAGATACGACACTGCCGTGATGACTGGCGTACAACTAGTCGCAGATGAAGGCGGTTGCGCATGGAAAGACACCAAGGAGCATCACACCACACCGGATCCCAACCAAGCCACCCTGGACCTATACCTGCACGACTGCCCGCACGAAACAGAAGCTAGACTGGTGGCTGATATCCTTGGTTACGAGTCCGTCGCCAACTGCGCCGCTATGTGGAGGGAGGCTATCGCGCAAGGGCTATTGACAGCATCGGAGCGGGGTGGTACTGGTTGGTTGATGTGCTCGGTGTACGGGTATGAGATGTTAGATTTATGGGAAGCGCTTGACGGCGCATGATACGAGCAAAGGAGAAGTGAGATGGACAAAGAATACGCAATTAAGGCCCTAATAGAGTTTTACAAGGCAGCTCAATTGGATGGAATGGTGGATGACGTAAAAGGAGATGATGAAGAAAGTATTGGGTGGATGGGTGATATGAGTGAGATGGCAATGACTTATGGCACGATCCGACAAGCCGCTATCGCCGTGGACGTTCTACAATCCCTCCCCCAACCCCCACAGCAGGGAGAGACGGAATGAGTGACAACGTGATTGTGGCCATGGCGTGGATTATCGGCGCTATCTTTGCTGTAATTGGGTGGTGGGCAACTTCCGCAGCGATTGCACCATTTTAAAGGAGACACTCAATGACCCCGCAACTATCCGCTGACCTTCACCAGCAAGGGCTTCTACCCACCACAGAGGCCATGTGGATCTATGACAGAGAGGGCCGGGTAATCGCCAACCTGCGCGCCATGATCAAAGACGGCGAACCAGTATTTTAGGAGAGATGGGATGAGTGATGTCCGCATTTGGCGCGTCTACAACAATGGCTCAGTGAAAAACGAAACCCATGTTCTTTGGCCCCACAGTGGGGGAACGGGATACAATGGGGACGTTGGGGCATGGTCGGAACACAACAAACGAGAGCGATTCGGTTGCGCTCAAATCATGCAGAAAGATGGCGAAGATCCTGTCATTCTATACCATGGATACCTGAACGCCGAGCGCTTGGAGCCAATTATCAGGGATAAAATCCTAGGAGACACCCAATGACAAACAAACTGATTGAAGCCGCTGATGAGCTGGAGCGCTTGCTGGACGATATTTCAGACATAGCAATAGAAAATGACAACATACTGATGTCTGAGGCCGTGGCTGTTGACACCGCCCTCACAGCATACCGCGCTGCCAGAGAGAGTGCAGTGGAGGTGAAGGTGACTCAGCGGATTTGGGGTAGTAAAAAAGTGGATGTGTACACTTTTAGCGACGATTCTACAGATGAAGCGCTCTAGCAGGAGGATGATAGGTGAGGCCGCAAAAGTTTAGATACCTTGTGAATATGGCGATCCAACACAGAATGAAAACAGGAAGTTCTGAGAAATTCACAAAACCCTTAATTATGAGGATGATTAGGGAATGGTACAAGATGGCAAAATGCGAGAATGATTACAGGCGTGGCAGCGAAACATACGGATACAAAGACCAAGAATCTATCGACTATAACATTCTTTACATTTCGGACAGATGGAATTGTGCATTTCGATTAAAATGGTTGATTGATGGAGTTGCTGACGGTCTCATCTAACCACCCACAGCGCCAGCCTTCGGGCTGGTTGCGCAACACTAAATAACCATGTAAACAACACGCACAACACAAACAAAGAGGAATGCAAAATGAAAGAATGGAAATTTAATATTGGCGATGCTGTAACAATTACCGAGAGCGCAGAGGCGGGCGGTGTCATTGGTCGGGCTGAGTATGGTCATTCAGATGATTGCTATCTAGTTCGATACAAGGCGGGTGATGGGCGCGCCGTAGAGGACTGGTGGACAGAGACAGCACTTAGCTAACATTGAAACCCCGCCTAGTGCGGGGTTCTTTGCATCCAGCCGTCGCTTGTGCTATAGATTTAACCTATGAAAGAGGAATTCCTAATCGGGAAAAGTTATGGCTAACCCTAACCCATCACCAAGCACACGTATTGGACAGCCAGGAGGCCCAGCGCCGGGCAAGTCCAGCGAACACCGCAAGGCCGAAATCCGGGCAGCAGAGAAAGCCGCACTGGTTCAAGCTGATCTGGTTGACGCGCTGTACAACACAGTGCAGGCCGCAGGAGATGACGCGCAACGCTTGGAAGCTATCCGTTCGGACGTGCTCAAGTTGCTCAAGGACAGTCAAGACCGTGGCTTCGGTGCGCCACAGGTTCACGTTGACAACACGTCCTCTGATGGCAGCATGACGCCAAAGGGTCTCGGAGACTTCTACGCAGCACAGCCAGACAGCGACACAGAGGGCGCTTAGAATGCGTCTAGACGTTTTTAGCTACCCTAACCTACCAGCGAGCGTTGGAGGCGCTGTATGAGCTATTCTTGCGTCCCAAAGCCAGCGCGTGACACAATGCCTAGAGGGTACTACGTGTATAAGCATGTAAGCGCTTCCGGTGTTGTGTTTTACGTTGGGAAGGGTAAAGGCTGGCGCGGCTGGCATATATCTGGAAGAAGTGCGGAATGGGTATCGGTTGCGACTGGTGGTTATCATGTTGAGATGGCTAATGATGGAATGTCTGATTGCTGTTCCATCACGTTGGAGAAGGTGTTAATTGACGCTTACGGTGTAAGCAACCTCACTAACAAGTCAACAGGCGGTGAGGGGTCTAGCGGCGCAGTAAGGAGTGACGCTTCAAAAGTTAGGTACTCATTGTCTAAAATGGGCAATGCTAGCCGAACTGGAATGAAGCACACAGAAGAGGCAAAGAGGAAAATAGGTGACAAGCATAGGGGTAAGGTCGTCAGTCAAGAGACTAGGCGCAGGATGTCTGTCGCCTTCTCATGTAAAGATGTTTTGACCTTTGTCCACGATGATGGGACTGTATTCAGTGGTATAAGGTCAGACTTCATTAGGAAATACAACATGCACAAGGGTGCCGTTTACGGTTTGGTCAAGGGAAAAAGCAAGGTTGCTAAGGGGTGGCGTCTAGCATGACCGCCACAATGAATGCATACCTGAAAGATTTTTGGACAACTCCTAGCCGCTACAAGGTTCTTTATGGCGGACGTGGATCAGGCAAGACGTGGGACGCGGCTGCAAACCTTGTTCGAATAATGCAGTTCTGCAAGGTTAAAGTCCTGTGTACACGTAAGTTCCAGTCTCGTATTGAGGACAGTGTTAAGTCTGAGATTGAAACGCAAATTGAGCGATTTGGGCTGCAAGACAAGTTTGACTGCCAAACCAAGAAAACCATATGCACAGCGACTGGCTCAGAGGTTGTTTACTATGGTATTGAGCGAAACATCAAAGAAATTAAAGGTATGGCAGGGATTGACATTCTTTGGCTGGAGGAGGCTGAGGATGTTTCTGAGGATGACTTTAACATTATTGAGCCTACTATTCGTAAAGAGGGTTCGGAAATTTGGATCGTTCTAAACCCAAAGCGTGTAACCGATTTCATTTACAGGACATTTATCCTTGATCCACCATCGAATGCCAATGTCAGGCCTGTCAATTACACTGAGAACCCATTTTTCTCGGATGCGTCAATGGAGACACTTAACCGTATCCGGCGCAACTCAGAGGAAGATTACCGTCATTACTACCTAGGCGAACCCCTAAATGACGATGATCAGGCTATCATAAAGCGCACATGGGTGCAGTCTGCTATTGGCGCGCACACAAAGCTAGGAATTGAACCAACTGGCATCCGACGTATCGGTTTTGACGTCGCTGATGATGGCGGCGACCTTAACGCTATGTGCTGCACTCATGGCCAGCTACTACACCACATTGAGGAATGGAAGGGGCTAGAGGATGAGCTGCTAAAATCCGCTACTCGCGTCTGGGATCGCGCCAGGGCCGATGGTGCTAGTATTGATTACGATAGTATTGGTGTGGGTGCATCTGCTGGAGCTAAGTTCAAAGAGCTGAACACCACCAATAAGGAGCGCATCCAATACCGAAGCTTCAACGCTGGTGGCAAGGTACTGTGGCCGGATCGTGAATATCTCAGGGGGACGCGCATCCTCAATAAGGATCAGTTCAGCAACCTCAAGGCCCAAGCATGGTGGAACGTGGCAAACAGGCTGCGTATGACCCATATGTGGGTTACTGAGGGTGTTGAGTGTGACCCGGCTGAGATCATTTCGATTGACCCAGGGATACGGCACAAAGAAAAGCTGATCACCGAGCTATCAACACCGCACAAGGATTACGACCCAAGCGGGAAATCCAAGGTGGAGAGTAAGAAAGATCTAGCTAAACGTGATGTAGCATCCCCGAATATCGCGGACGCCTTTATTATGGCTTACTGCCCTGTCAAGGTTTCGGCCTCATGGGTGGGGGCTGTTTAGGGCCGGGAAACCCAACAGCCCGTAGAAGTAGGCGTATCAGGCTCATTTGCAAGACGATCGACCAAAACCCATCCGGCGATTGAAAGGCAGTTGTCATTAACCCACTGCAAAACGTCCTCGGTGTATATGCACTTGCCAAAAGATCCGGAAGTCTCGGCCCTTGATGCCCACGCGTGCATATCCTTAACGACTGAAGCCCTGTCAATCTGCCAAACATTGCCATTAACGTCTTCATACTCTATACGCATCACCCCTCCTCCATCGCTACCAGGGCCTCTAGAATGGCGATGAGTAGGGCGCGGGAGGGGGTGTAGGCGCGACCGCACTCACACTGCTCCATATCGGCAGAGTAGACAGTATAAAGACTGCCCTCCGAAGCCACACAAGGCCCACCAAAGTATAGCCACCCCGGCAGCACAGCCTCAAACAGGGATAGGGCGGCGTCCATGGAGCCGTCAAATGCCCCATGGGCAAGCTCATTGTAAGATTTCCAGTCACGCGGAGAAAATGCATCATGCCATTTTAGCCACATGTCGTCCGAGTCTCCTGAGGCGGTGTACTCCCCCGCCTTCACCTTCTCCAGCAGTTCCGTAAGTGCTTCTTTGCGTGTCATGTTATAAACTCCAATGTTGCGGTTGCGTTGATTTTACGAGCAAGGCTAGATGTAAGTGGCGCATTTGGGTCAAGCATACTATCTGTAATAGACGCCCACTTACCCTCAAGCTCATCAACCACGTAATAAGGCGCTGAAAATGGCACAGTAGGAGCTGCAATAGCCGCAACACATGATGCCAAGAAGCCACGTCTATTCACCCTCAATCCTCCTTATGCCCCGCGCTGTGTAGCACGGGGCTGGTGTGTTAGTCAAGCGTCACAGTGGCAGTCATGCCAACCTCATCGCCAAGCTTGTAGACAGCAAGTACGCCGCCAGATGTGACCAGATCCTCGGCCTCGGCGCGTGTTGCCAGCACCGTCTCTGTGTCAGTCACGACAACGTAGCGTTGTGGTGTGGTGGCGTCCTGCCAGCCGCATGGCGGTGATTTGTGCGCGATATCCTCTAGTGACTTGGCGTGGGAGATGATGCGAAAGGTTACTGCTGGCTGCGGATTGTTAGACCAACCGTATGATTTCCCATCATCATCCTGTGGAGTACCGTCTTTAGTGACCACATAAGCCCTTCCTTCAGTCCACCAACCCACACCGCTTGTCACACACTCCACCACATCCCCCGGCTTAACATCCAGCTCGGCAAGGGTGCCTGTTTCGGGGGTGGGGTTGATGGTGTACTCACGTGGCTGCACCCACCAATCCTCGTCACCATCAGTGAATCTGTGCCCCCCCTCCCAATCCCTCAACTCAATACACTCAACCACAGAGCCGATCTCAAACCCATGATATGTGGTGTTCTCAACCACAGTTACCTTGTCGCCAATATTCGCTTTAGTCGTATTCATACTTCCATTCTCCTCTATTACTGGCCCAACATAGCCATACGCATTTCAAACGTCAAGCCCTTAAAGAACCATTCAATGTTGTGCGGTGTTGCCTTAACCGCACGCTGTGGCACGTTTCGCGTGTACGACCCGGTGACGAACACAGCAGGCTTACCGCGTGTTGCAGGCGTCACAGATACCAGCTTAGCGCGCGAATACGGTTGCCCCTTAGTGCGCCCCATGTGGCGGGCTGATGTGCGATGTACTGGGCCGGGTTCCGGTTTGTCAGCGCGGCGTTCGATGTTGCGTTGTTGTTGACGTGTCATTGGTTGGTCTCCTTAAAACGTAATGGTTAGCTTGTCGCCGGGGTAGAAGCGGTGGGTGGCGTTGGATGGGTCGAATGCAACGGTTTGGTATGTCTCGGCACCATCAAAGCCAAGCGCAACCAAAGCCACATTACCACCTTGGTCCCTCATACACAAATCCCCATCCCCGTCAATATACGCCACACATTCGCGGCTCTCGTCTTTCTTGTCGTATGTGAATTTCATTTGTTTGTATCCTTATCTAACAGCCCCACACGTAGCGCATGGGGCAGGGGGTGTCAATCGCGGATGCTGTAGTTTTCAAAACCCTCGCCGCCTTTAGCCTCATCATTCATGATCATCAACTCTTCCTCAAGTTCTGAATTGTCCATGATGTAGAACTGTGCGGCAAGTTTGCGACGGTTGATCTTCGCATATAGTTCAACTGCTTTGTCAACAGCCTCTTCATACGTCAGGTTGACAGTGTGCTTAACACCCATAACTCTCTCTCCTTTGTTTTCCTACACCACACCTAACCCACCAGCAACCACCAGTCAACCCCTATAAATAAAAAAGAGAGGCCGTTAAGCCTCTCTCTGTGGTGGCGTTTTTAGCGCCGGGTATCATTGTCAGCTCCAAGGTTAGAGGGAAAGCGCATATCGCTCAATTGCAACACCTAACTTATACACCATAGAGCAGCCCCACGCAACCCCTCTTTTGCACTTTTTTACGCGGCAACGTACCATATCACCCATGACATACATCAATGACACACTCACGGCGCTGGCAGGCGGCTTGACGGACACACGGTCCAAGTTCAAGCAGTCCACATATACGCGCGTGACGTACACAGATAACCAGTTGTTCAACGCGTACGAGGGGTCAGCCCTTGTGCAGCGTGTTGTTGATATGCCGTCCAATGACGCGACTAGGATGTGGCGGGAATGGCAGGCGGATGAGGAGCAGATCAGCAAGCTTGAGGGTGTTGAAAAGCAGTTCAAGATCCAAGAGCATTTGCGTGACGCCTACCAGGACGCTCGACTGTTTGGCGATGGTTATATCTATTTTGATGACGGCACAGACCCAGAGGAACCTATTGACCCCGCATCGGCCCGTGAGCTTAGGTTCGTGGCCAAGGTTGATCGGTGGCAGATATCCGAAGGCACGTATGACTATGACCCCCTGAGTGAATTCTACAATCGTCCTGCGTATTATGACCTAATGGGTGGTGACACGTCTTTGTTGCGCATCCATCCTAGCCGGATCGTGCATATTGTTGGCCGCAAGCGTAAGGCTTATGGGGCTGCTACTCGTTTGGGGCAGTCCGTTATCACGTCGATGATGGATGACCTAAAGGGCTATGACGCGGTTATGGCTAACGTCGCTGACATGACGTTCGAGGCAAAGATTGACGTGTTTGCCGTGGATGGATTGATGAATAAGGTCGTCAACCCTGAGGAGCTGCAATCGGTCATGGATAAGTACGCCTTGACTGCGCTTATGAAGTCAAACAACGGCATGATAGTCCGTGATATGGACCAAGAGGACTACCAGCAAAAGACGCTCTCTTTCGCCACACTACCAGACATCATTGACCGCTTCCAAATGGCTGCGGCTGGTGCAGCTCAGATACCGCGCTCACGGCTGTTCGGCGTTCAGACTGGTGGCCTTGGTAATGCTGGTGAGAGTGACCAGAAGGATTATTACGACGCTGTGAGGTCCATTCAAGAGAACGAGCTACAGCCCGCAATGCGCACCTTGGATCAGATGGTTGTCAGAACGGCGCTTGGCGGTCTGCCGGATGATGTTCATTATAATTGGCGCAGTTTGTGGCAGGTGGACGATAAGACTAAGCAAGAGATCGGCGCAGCCATTACTAAGCGTTATGTTGATCTGCATAAAGAGGGTATTTTCCCTGTTGAGTTGGCGTTTGATCAAGTGGTGAACGAGCTTACAGAGGCTGGTGTAGCGCCGGGGTTGGAGCAGGCTGCTAATGAGTGGCGTGAAGCTATGGGCGATTTGGATGATGACGATGAAGGGGGTATGATTGACGCATGATTAAATTCACAGATACAGCCGAAATCGGCAAGCGCTCAACTAAGGACGGCTACCTTGTGGCAATGTCCAAGGTTGCGCGTACTGGCGTTCAAGATTACCTTGCGTCTGAGCTTGGAATGATCGGCAACCATGTCGTGCGGGTTAACCGTCCAGAGGTTGAGGTGTTTGCTAAAGATGCTATGGCTTCACTTACTCACGCGCCTGTTACAATCAACCACCCCGCCGAGATGGTTGACGCTGACAACTGGAAAGATCTGGCAGTTGGTGAGGTTGGTGAGGGTGTCTTGCGTGACGGTGAATGGCTCGCTGTTCCTTTGATTGTCAAGGATGCTAAGGGGATTGAGGTTGCTGGCACTACCCATCAAGAGATTAGCATGGGTTACACGGCTGAGCTTAAGGATGCACCTGATGGTGCTGATTATGATTTAGATATGACGAAAATTCGGTTCAATCACTTGGCCCTTGTGCCACGCGGGCGAGCTGGATCTGAAGCGCGCATTGGTGACAGTGCGCATAACTGGGGCGCGGCCCCTCAACAACGAGAGGTTAATGATATGACCACTAAGGCAATCGTTGTTGGTGATGAGGCCGTGAATGTTCCGGCTGATGTTGCTGACAAGATTACTGCCGCTATGGATGCGGTAGCTGCTAAACTAGAGGCCGCAAAGGCCGCCATAGAAGCACGTGACACCACTATTGGCGAGCTAAAGGCTGAGAACGCCGAGACCGCCAAAAAGGTAATGAGTGACGCTGATATTGCCGCTGCTGTTGTAGCTCGCAAGGCTGTGACGGACAAGGCGGCTGAGTTTACTGAGGCGTTTAAAGATGAGGGTCAATCTCTGGCTGACATCAAGCGTGAAGCGGTTCGCAGTATGTACGGCGATGAAGCCGCTGCGACTGAGGTTTCCGACGCTGAAATCAATGGTATTTTCCGAGTGATGGAACCTAAAAAGGTTAATGACAGCGCACGGGACGTGCTGAAGGATGGTAAAGGCAAGCAGAAAGAGAGCGACACCGACGCCGTGCTGAAAAAATACATGAAAAAGGAAGCTAAGTAATGGCTACACTTACCGAACTAACCCGCAATTATGAGTTTCTGATTGCCCCTGCAAATGGCGACCTTTCGTTTGAAAAGGCAGACTTTGACAGCACTACAGACTGGGCTGGCGCTGCTATTCTCCCAGGTCAGGTGTTCGCCATTGTTGGCGGCGTGACGGTCCCTTGGGATGGAGATGCTGTAGATGGGTCTGAGAACGCCAAAGGTATCCTTCTGGAGCACGTAGGTGCTGGCGAGGATGTGGAGCGTGGCTATGTTGCGCGCAACGCAACCGTGAAGCGCTATAAGCTCATTGCTGATGGCACCGCCACAGAACTTGACGCGACCCTTGCCGCTCTTGGTATTGTAGCGCGATAAATAGGAAGGACCATTAGAAATGACTGATCTAAACGTATTTAAGGCCGATGGTTTTTCCACCATCAACATGACTAACGCAATCGAGAACTTTGACACTATCCCAGGCATGTTGGGGGGCATGGGTATTTTCCAACCCAAGCCCGTCACGTCTAAGGATGTGATGATTGAGGTCAAAGACGAAACCGCTGGCCTTATCGGGCTTGTTCCTCGCGGCGCACCATTGCAACAGTATGAGCGCGGCAACCGTAAAAAGATCAACTTTGAAGTGCCTAAGATTGGCGAGCAAGAAACCATCTGGGGCCATGAGATTGCAGGTCTGCGCGCATTCGGTTCTATGACAGAGGAAATGCGGGTAATGGATGTTGTTGCACAGCGACTGCTAGCCCAGCGGCAGAACATCGACTACACCAAGGAATACATGCGACTGGCTGCTATTCAGGGTAAGTTCCTTGATCCCGCCGATGGTAGTGTTGTTTACGATTACTTCACTGAGCTTGGTGTGACTGAGGGCGCGGCTGTATCGTTTGAGCTGGATGTTGACACCACTCTAGTTAAGCAGATCGCAGAAGAGCTTGTAATCTCTGTTCAGCGTACCGCTAAGGGCGCATGGGTTCCAGGTCAGACACGCCTGCATGCGATTGTTGGCGATGCGTTCTGGTTCGCTCTGACCCAGCACCCAAATGTTGAGAAGTATTACAACAATTACGCTGCTATGGCAGTCTTGAAGGATCTCGACCCATCCGAGATGTTTGACTTCGGCGGCATTGTGTTCCACCGCTACATGGGTTCTGATGATAACTCTGAAATTGCAGTTTTGACCAATGAGGCCAAGTTCTTCCCAGTTGGCGCGCGTGACGTGTTTGACGAAATTATGGCACCTGCCGATGAGTGGATTGAATATGTAGGCGCACCCGGCCAGTCCGTTTACGCCCTGCGTAAGCAAGACCGCGAATACGACACTCCACGCTGGGTTGGTTATGACGTGGTTTCGTATCCACTGTTTATCTGTAACCGCCCTAACCTGTTGCGCAAGGGTACTCTCACCTAACAGGTTGGGAGGTGTGAAAGAGCTAGCGGGGGCTTATCGGCCCCCGTTTTTAGTTGCGAAAGTGCTTAATCATTTCTTGCCTTGTATTGAAGAATCTCTCAGCGCCTATGTTACAAGCGCACTCAACGTCACCATCTCCTTTAAAGCGCCTGTAAGCTCGTTTAATTTCCCTCTTACTAAACGGCTCAGGCTTCCAGTCTAGCAAGTCACACTTACCATCTGTCAGCCTCAATGATAAAATCCAATATCCATCTAAATTACTCATATTCTCCCACCCTCACGGCTTAGTATGCCCCCAGCCTTCAATGTTCATCACATCATAGGCTAGGGTTTGAATTGCGTCTATTGCGATATAACCGATGAACAGGCACAGCGCACCGACTGCTATGTATGTTAGGTAGCGGGTCACAGTATAATCTCCACAACAATACCAATCGGGACTATTGCTATAAAGTGAATAGCCAAAAGCGCATGTAACTTATTAAAATCCTCATGGTTGGGTCTAGTATTCATCGCCTTAACCATACATCGCGCCAAACTTACTGCCCACAATAGGGTTACAATAGCTACAAATATCATCCCAATTCCTCCAATCTCTCTGCGTTACGTTCCAGCCGCATAGCCACACTATGCCGACCCATTCTCCGCATTATCGCGGCTAAGTGGTATATTTGTTCGGGTTGGGTCATAGCAGCACTGACCCCTCTGGAAGCTCTCTATTTACTTGCCATACCAGTTCCTCCGCGCGCCACAATTTAACAGCGCGACCATTCACATTATCAGTGATTCTACGCTTCATAGTCCTGCTGTTTTCTTGAAACTCAATAACAGCTTCAACAGCTCTACCATTGCCATCTACCCCCGTTGCAGTTTCAAAGGCTATTGTGTTCCACTTACCAAAAAACCAATCAATCATCACTTACTCCTGTCCGTCTCTGATTACTCATACCGTCCACCTCGGTTTAAACGCAGTCATACGTTCTGCAATGCGCTCGCGGTTGATCGTAAGCGCTTCCTCTGTTGCTGTATAGCTGCCCCACATGGTGCTGTCAACAACAATATCATCAGGCCAACGGCTGGTCACCTTAAAGCCACGTTTGCGGCATTCAAGGCTCAACTTGCCATATCGGGTGCTTAGCCAAGAAAGCTTGTCATAGAAGAACTTAACATGTCCCTTGCCAAGCGTGTATTCCGCAGGCTGTCCTTTCATGTCGTACCGACCACGCGCAATACAATTAGGGATGCGTGTAAGCTCACGGTGTTCAGCAAGCAAATGCTGGTCGCACAGCTCGGCAACTGGCACTACGTTGATTCGGGTCATTGTAGTTCAACCTTCTCTCGATCTTTCCAGTGGTCGGGGTAAATATCAGTACCTTGAACAATCTCGTAATCATTCAACTGACCCTCATTCATGCCGATTGTATAATTACGATCTTCATCTAATTTAAGGTGGGACACGTCAAAGTAATCAGTCATGGGAATAGTTGACCCATCTTTTAGCTTTGCTCCGCCTAGTGCGCGCAACCCCACGATCTGCTTGTACATATACACCTTTTCACGCCGTTGCGCGGCTGTGTAGTGGTAAACCTTCAGAACGTCACCCACCCTAAATGGGCGTCTATTCTTATCACATGTTTTCATCCCAATTCCTCCTATATCTACCACCACCAATACCACCCGCCGAATACCCCGTCAACCCCACATGTGCTACAATCAAAAACAAACCCACATAGAGGCATATAAATGGCACTAGCAACAACTAGAACGGTAATCACAAGCGCAACGGCAACGGCAGTTGCTACAAATGTAACCGCGATGACAGCAACTGAATACCTCGTTGGCAATATCCGCGCGCATGTCATGCCGACTGGTGGGGCCGCGCCAACAACTGCCTCAACATACGTGGAGTTTAATGGATCGTTTCAGATGTCTAGCACAACCGCGTTTGACGTGTATATGTGGACTGTTGGCGGCGATACAACTGTGGGGGTTGTTAGTGAATGAGTGGGTTTAGCTTTTCCCCTGCGGGTGGCATTGCATCCGGTCTGGTCCCTGGTTCGGTGACGGGCTGGCAGGACTATAATGATCTTGCAACGGCAACCACTAAAATCACCCTGTCAGGATCACCGACGCCAATCACGAACGATGGGCTTGGGGCGTTCACCAATAAGGCATACGGCGTTAATGGCCACGGTGATATATGGGACACCACGGCACAAGAATTCAATTGGTCAAGTCTCAAGCTTGGCGATACCGTTGATTTTAGACTTGATGTACTTGTGACAACAGGGGCACCAAACGTAGAGGTTGTTACGGAAATTGAAATGGCTATAGGTACTCCAGGGCCTTACACACTATCTCTTGATAGACGGAATTTTAAAAATGCAGGAACCTATGAGATCCTACGTTGGTCGTCAGTCTATATTGGCGATACAAACACCCAGTCTGGCGGCGCTAGGTTTGTGATGAGCGCGGACGGAACAGCAGAGGTGCAGGTTCTGGGCTGGTACGTTAGAACTCTGGTGCGCTAAAGCAAAAGGGGGCTTATTACAGACCCCGATCACCAGATAAAAGGATCACCTCCTTTCGCTGTCTATGTTAGCATGTGGTGCGGCGTTCGTCTAGGTGGGCGGTGTTGTGGGGTGAGCTAGCCGTTAAGCTAGGGGTCTGTGAGTGGTTGGCTAGTGGGTAATGGGTGTAGTGTAGACTATGAGGGTGGTTAATACCAGTCATAAATGGTTTCCTCCATAAATGAAATGACCGTATTTTCAGGCAAAACCTGCCAAATGGCACCTTCAAAATATGGCGGGTAAGTTTCCAAGGTGTTGCTTGCATCCTCCGCGTCAAGCATTTGG